GCACTCAAATTTGAAGGAACTATTACGCTGTCCAATCGATTTGAATTCAACCTTAAAGCAATCATTGGATATGCTGTATCTGCTGTAGTAAGCGTAGTTGGATTTGAACCATTTTTAGTCATATTGTATCTTCTTGAAAATCCTTCATAACCTGCCTCACTCATTACAGAACCGCATATAACTTTCATTTGGTGTGATGCAGTTTGTCCAGTTAAATTTTCAATTTCATTTCTCAAAGGAAGTACTGCTGTTGTCATATATACGGCTGTTTGAATATTGTCATTATCAAATCTATGGGCAACGACTGGTTTCCCATCAACAAAGAATCCACAACGAACAGAACCTACTCCAAGCCATTCCATATCCGTGAAGAAAATTTGTGTCTTTGTCAAATCCAAAATATTTCCAGATGGGCCATTTCCATCAAAAGTGTCAACATTCCATTGACTTTGTGGAATTTTTCTAGAATCGTCTACTGAACCTGAAGTGTAAGATCTAATGGCAAAATAAGCAGTTTGACCATTTTGTTCTAAATAAATGCCATTTTGAGTTCCAAAATATCCAATTCTAGTACGTAAACCTTCTGTTTTTGCAGGAAATGTAAATGTTTGCAAAACCAACAATGACTTTCCGGGTTGATATGGAAATACTCTTTTTGTTTCTCTATAAACTTTAGATCCTATTGTTGTTCCTGCTGTTAAAGTTATTGTGCTCTCGTTTGGCAAATATCCCGAGGTTCCACCAGTTGCTGCCAAAACATCCCATTTATCATTTGCTTGGTATCTGTTTTGGCTATCGAACAAAGTAAAGGGAGTGCTTGTTTTTAAACGATTGAATGCATCAACTGCATTATCTTTAAAACCAACTTGATCGTTGAATAGGTATGACATTATATTATTCTCCATCCATTTCTATAAATGAAATTTAATGCAGCATTGTCTAGGTTTATTATTGCTGAACTTTGATTATCTATCTTGTGTGATGCAGTGGCTCCGACAATCGTGATATAACGATTGACTCCGTTTCCTGCATTTCCAGATTCGTCTTTGACTACAATTTCTCTTCCAGTTTCAGGGCTTGATGGTAAAGTTATAGTGACTGGACCAGCGTAACTTACACCAATATAATAATCTGTTGGGAGAGCTGAATATGTTGCTCCAGTAACTGTTGTTGTTGCCATGATCAATACTGAAGGTGTACTAGAACCTCCGGTATTTGTTGGCTGGACCCATTGTGTTGAACCACTTACATCTTGAATTAATACATATTCAATACCGTTATCGGAATCCATCCAACGGTCACCCTGAGTAGCACCAGCAGGTGCTGTCGTATCATATGTAAATTTAATTGCTGCTGTATCCTGTTGTGATCCATTTTTAAATTGAATATAAGATGGAATATTACCATTTCCATTTAAATTCAATGCACCAGGAACATTTAAATCACTACCATTAAATGTAAAATATTGATTGGCTGCTAAGTCATCAACTGTACTATTTGCATATTGAACTGATCCTGCAGCTGCTTTTAAAGTGATATGATTTGTTACAGTAACTTCACCTATACCACTAGTTGGAGATATGTTTATTCCTGGACCTGCAACAATTTTTGTCACAGCTCCTTCAACACCACCAATGTTTACATCAACATTCTTTCCATTTTGATTGACTACTACACCAGAACCAATAAAATTAATATCACTGACTGATTTAATTAAATATTTTCCATCTTTTTTAATACCAACTGCACCACCACCTGTTGGTATTGCTGTGGCAAGTTTATCAATTGCTCTTTGTATGTCACTATTTTTAAATTGATCTAGAACTTTAGTAAATTTTTCTGAATCAAAATGGAGTGTTCCATCATTGAGAACTAATGGGTACTTTGCCTCTAATACCCCAGTTTCTCCTTTATCTCCTTTAGGTCCTTCTGGGCCTCTTTCTCCTCTTTCTCCAACATAACCTTGAGGGCCCACAGGTCCTCGATCACCTTTATCACCTTTTTCTCCACGATCACCTTTCGGCCCAATGGGGCCTTGAGGTCCAATCTGACCTTGAGCACCATCTCTACCGGGGGCTCCTGTTTCACCTTGAATGCCTTGCGGACCTTGTGGTCCAGCCATTCCAATATCACCTTTATCTCCTTTATCACCTTTATCTCCCTTTTCTCCTTTTGGACCTTGCAATCCTTCTAATCCCGGATCTCCTTTTTCTCCTTTTGGTCCTCTTTCGCCCTGAGGACCAAAATCTCCTCTATCACCTTTGGGTCCAACAGATCCTTCTGGTCCCTTTTCACCACGTTCACCTTTTGGACCACGTGGACCAAGATCTCCTTTGTCTCCCTTTTCTCCGGGAATTCCCTGTGCACCAATTACAGGAATGCTTTCTTTTATTATTGTTTTTTCAACAATTTCAATTTTTGGTTGAATTGGTTTTAAAAATTTTTTTGGTTCTATATTTTTTTGTGGTGGAATAATTTCTTCAAATAAATTTTTTATTTGATTTGAATTTCCATAAATTTTTACAATTTTATTGTTGTTTTTTTGAATAAAATAATGTTCTGAAACCCCATGTCCCAATTGAATTTTTTCATCATATTGACATGGTGATATTTCTTTTAGTAATTCATTTTGAAAAATATTTCCAACAGGTCTTTTTGATTTGTATATTTTACCTTCTAGGGATTCATAAGTTTTTGATGGAATGAATAGTTCTTTAATTTTTGAAGAATTTCCTTCAATTAAATATTCTTCTCCATCAGAATTTCTCAATAACAATTGAGTTATACCAGAACCAATTTTTATTCGTTTTGGTGATTGTACAGACTCAACAATAAAAAATTCACATCCTTGTGGCAGTTCTTCATGCCATTTTGCCAATTTTAAAGATGTTTTGTTCTTTCCAAAGAACATTATATATCTGTTACTTCAGGAAGTACCTGAATATTTCCTTGAATTAAAGTTATCAAATCTTTAAGATTTGGTTCATAAACTTTCAAATCATATTTGCAGATTCTATCAGTTGTAAGACTATTTGAATATGATGATCCTAAGCACATGTATACTGTTCCACCTGTAGCAGCAGAAATTCCACCAGTTATGCCTGCAGGATAAAACAGATTTGTATTTGAAATTATGTTTGTTGCATAGGTTGCAACCAGTGGTTCTGGAGAATATCCAGTTCTAACTTGCATATAAAGTGTGCAACCTATAAAATTAAATGTGTTTCCACTGGTTACACCTGGGAAAAAGTACGACCATCTTGCAGTATCGCCTTTTACTACAGTTACATCATAATTTTGTATCATACTTTCTCCAATTAATAATGACCTATTATCTAGGTCATTATCAAATATTTAGGTTTTTATTAAAGCCTTACTGCAAACTTTGTTGGATCAATTTCCAATGTTGTCTTTCTTTTTTCTTGGAGTTTTTCCATTTCAAGTTTTCTTTTTTCAGCAATCTCTTGTTCAAATTTTGCAACTGCATCTGCATAAATTTTTCTATTGTTTGCAACTCTTTCTCTGTGTTCTTCTGGAAGATGTGGTTCAGAAAGAAGTTTTTCACATGCAGCCAATCCCATATGGTGTTTGCCAACATATGCTGCCGTGGTTGCAATTTCATCTATGATGCCCCATAGATAATTGCTTGTATCCAAGAACAGAATATGATCTGTTGGCATTGGAATTTGTAGACCAGCATATGCAACTACAAATGCATTTCTTGGTCTATTGTACTTTCTGTAGATGCAGGACATATGATATAGAGGTTCGATTCTTGTTGGCAAAATTTCATATGCTTTCATGAAGGCATCTATAGTGTGTTCTACTGGCTTTCCTTGAAGTTCTCTGCAAATACCAACACGCATCCATGAATAGAATACTTCTTCAATCCAAGCACCCATTTGGGCTCTCTTTTCATATTCTACTTCTGCAACATCGAACATGTGTGCATCAAATGCAGATTGTGCAACGTAAAATTGTTTTCTTGGTTGATTTGGATTTTCATCCAAATATTTTTTTAGAACAACATAATCTCTACGATACTTTTCTCTATCATCGCCATTTGTTTCTCTTGAACGGCATCCCTCTGTTCTGACTTCCCATGCATAGTCGCCTTCAAGCTTTTTAACATTCATTGGCTGTTCACATGTTGAATATTCGTGCAATGGTTCTTCATACCACCAAAGTTTTTTAGCAAGATTAAAAATTTGTGCACGATACCATGAATATGGTCCTCTAACAATCTTGACGACATAACCATCTAAACTGTCATCAAATGTATTGATAGGCAATGTTCCTGAAATAAAATCGTCAGCATCGATCATCAATGCCCATTTTGTTTTTCCATGACATGCTTTTAAAGCCATGGATCTATTGGTTCCGAAATCGGACCATTCATGATCCAATACTTCACCGGGGATTCCTTTTTTATCAAAGAAATCTTTGATGATCTGTTTTGTATTATCTGTAGAACCTGTATCACAGATAATATAATAATCAATAAATGGTGCGACAGATTCCAAGCATCTTTCAATATTTGGAGCCTCGTTTTTAACAATCATGCTCAAAGTCAAATTATACATAGTCATCCTTATGAATTAAAAAACTTACGTAGTGTTCCTGGATTGAACTTGGGAATCAATTCCCAATTATCCTTTTCTCCATACTTAATTATCTTCATTCCAGTGAGTGGCATTTGGTCCTTGATCTTTTCTTTATCAATTACCTCAAGCAACTCCCAGTCTTCCAATAATTTTACAATAGCATTTCTGCGTTGGACATCCTCGGTTGATACATTTGAAGGAAGCCCGTCCAGAGCAAACAATTCCTTGAAATGTGCAACGACATAAACGCCATCCTTATGGACAAGGTGGCAGGACTGGTACAATATATTTTTACCTTTTGGCGAGACACCCATACGAGTAAGGGTTTCTCTGACGACCATAAAATCTTCGTCATCAAATAATTTTATATGTACACCAACATCATTAAAAATACGCTTAGAAACATCAGACATAACAAATCCTTATTTATTTTTCAGATCCACCCTTATACAAGGACCTTTTGATTTGGTCAATTTCTTGTGGTCCAATAATATTTAGGACTTCCCTAGCCTTCTGTTCTGTATAACCAAATGCCTGTTTAATCGCATCAATGTCTTCTTCGACTTCCTTTTCGACCCATTTAGAAAATCGCTTTCTTTTTCTAACAGACATACGATGGAAATCAAACTGGCTCTTATTGTCCAACCATGGGACACAATTCATTTCATTTGCGTGAAAGATTGTGTCCGCAAAATATGATAGACATCGATTAACGACATATGCTGGATAAAGGCGAGCAGCGGATTCGTCCTTATCCAGCAAAGGGGTCTTGTCGTAATTGATACTGGTTAAAAATTCTCCCAGTTTCATCAGTTGAACTCACAATCCATCATTAGTTGGACAATAAGAGCCATTGTGTTGATTTCCTGATCTGCAGCAAATGCTGCTTTGTGCTGATACTCCGCAATAATCAGGATTGCTTGCGGAATTGAACTTTGCTTGAGCGCTGTATACATCTCTGTATAAAGACGCTTGTAAAACTCTGCTGTGTTGAGATCTAGATTCTGTACAACCCACTTGCGGCAAGATGCAAAATCCTTGCCCTTCATGTAGCCTAGGAGTTCCTTATAGGACTCGCTGCTACCCTGTGCCAAGATTCCAACATCAATCTTCCCAGAAGAAGAATACCGCTGAAGCTCGTTAATGATACGGCGAATATCAGGGAAATGCTTCTTGACAAGATTGACAAGAACTGGTGTCTCATAAGGAATCTTTTCATTTGTTAGAATGTATTCAATCCGCTTAAGAACTGCTGCTGCAGAAGCAGCCTTCTCTGCAGTTGGAATGGTGAAATCTATTCCTGTGCAGCGGGAGTGCAATGGATCAATTACACGACTCTTGTAGTTGCATGTAATAATAAATCTGCAGTTCTTTGCAAACTCTTCAATTGCACCACGCAATGCTGGCTGGATAGACTGGGCATTTGCGTAATCAAACTCATCTAGGATGATTACCTTCAACCCACCACTCAGAGATACAGTTGATGCATAGTTACGAATCTTAGTTCGTAGCGTGTCAATACCATTCTCTTCGGAGCAGTTGATAAGGATGTTATCTGCACCAATGTCATTGGCAATTGCTCGGGCTACAGTTGTCTTTCCTGTTCCAGCCTTACCGTAGAACAGCATGTTTGGGATTGTACGCTCCTTGACCATACCATTGAAAACTGCGCTAAGGTCAATCGGAAGAATGCAATCAGATAGAGTCTTTGGGCGATACTTCTCGACCCAGAGCAGATTAGTAATGTCTGACAATTTAACCTCGCTTGATAGCGATATAGTAGGATAGATCCAAAGTCTTGTGCTTGAACTTAGAAATAATGGTATCAGTCAACTCAACGGTATATGAACCAGGAATAAACTTGATCTCAGACACATTCAAGGTTCCCTCAAAGTCATCACCATTATAGTTCTCATCAAGAACGATCTCAAAGCTATTTGCAGTGCTCTGACTGTCATCATCTACCATGATGCGGAACTTACCTTCGCCACCGATCATTCGAAGATCGCTAACCTGAAGAATGCTAGCGGCCTTCAGAATCTCATTCAGATCCTTCTCATCAAGATCAAAACTGATCTTGGTCTTGGGCATTTTCAATTCACTCTTAGGAACAGTCAATAGACTAGTCTCAGAATAGTAATAAGTTACGCTGGACCGACCATTGGTGATCACGACATGGGTATCGTGAAACTCAAGATCGGGGTTATTAAACATGCTGATAACTCCTAGGAACTTGTTTAGATCCCAGATAGGAACAGGTACATCAAAGTCCTCAGTGACCTTGGCCTCAACATAAATGTTCTTACCAGAAGAAACAGTCTTTAGAATGTTTCCAGGGTTGATAAGAATATTTGAGTTGATCGCTGCAAAGTTCTTGAGAATGTTATAGGTCTCTTTGGATAAACGCATTTTAGTCACAGTTGTCATATAGATCTTTCAAAAATTAGTCGTTCTCTTTGCGATACATAGCATCATTCAATTGCTGTTTTTGCTCATGGCGATTGCCGCGCTTGTTCCTTGCCTGTTGCTTCTTGCTGAAGCCTGAAGGCTTATTCTTGCGGCGATTCTTAAACTTTTCGAAACTCTCTTCATTCATGATTCTATTATATCTCCAATATTAATAAAGTCAAACAGAAATCCATTGATATGAATTTCCATCATAAAAATAAATATACATGACACCAGAATCTGATATCCAAAGTTGATTTTCTTTCGGATTCACAGGTGGGTTGGTTCCCTTGTACGGTTCAGTTAAATTATTATAAGACCAATCTTTTGGTGCTTGTAATGGACTTTGTTGTGTTGTTTTATTTGAAGTATATATCTTACCTTGATAAACAACAGTATCTCCATTATTATATGTAATGGGAACACCAGTAGAATTTTTAAATTTAAACTGACCTTTGAACATTTAAAATATTTAGACTTGGGTCTTTATCTTAGAAAAATTATTCTTTTTCTCAAACTGGAGAGATTGGTCAAATTTATCAACCAATGAATCTGCCTTATGACTAATGATGTATATTGAACATTTATTCTTCATCTTATTCAAGATCTTCAAGAATGATTCTGTTCCAGTTGCGTCCAAAGATGAATCTAGAATCTCATCGAATATCAATAGATTGCAGTTAAGGCTATTTTTCATCTTAGCGATCTCGCGCCAAGTCAGAAGGATAGCCAAGTCGATTCGCTGTTTCTCTCCCTCAGAGAAAGAGGAATATGAGAATGCATCTCGATATCTTGATCGTATTGTTTCTTTGAACTCTTCATCGATTGTGAAGTCCACATATAGGTTAAGTTTTCCAAGGAACTTGTTGACGAGTCCATTGATGATGGGAACATAATGTTTGATAATACGACTCTTAAGGCCACCATCCTTGAGGATATCATAGACCACATCATGGTGAATTTGTTCTGCAACAAATTTTTCCAACTTACTTGTAATTTCATTCTTGTTGTCCTCTGACTCTTTGAGGCTATTTAGTATTGATGTCAGATTGTTTGCAGCTTCTTTGTCTTTTTTGTCTTTCTGCAAAACTTTGATATTTGATTCAGCATTTCCGATACGATAATTCAAACCATTTATATCACTAGATTCTGTATTCAATAGAATATTAAATTTATCATATTCTTTTTTTAATTTTTCAAGTTCTACTTCTTTTTTTCTAGCAACTTTAAGTGCTTCAAAACAATCTTCTGACTTTTTGCGCTTTTCTTGTAGATGCTTTTGTTTTTGATCTTCTGGGAGAACTTGTAAGCAACACTTACATGTTGCATTTTCCTCCAAAGCCTTAATCTCTTCCAAAAGAGTTGCTTTTAGTGACTCTGCTTTGATGAGCATTGCAGGAACATCTTTCAGAGATTCAATATTCTTTTTTGTCTTTTTTATTAAATCTGAAATTCTGGTATGCTCGCTTAATCGAATAGCCAATTCTTTTGTGGCTATATCTATCTCGGAATAATATTCCTCAATACGATCTTCTATAGCCTTTATATCATCAGCATTGCTTGATTTTACTTGCTCTATGAATTCTTTTTGAGATTTAATCTTTTCATGGGCAATTTTTACCAAACTTTCATGCTCTGCAATAGTGACCTTTAAAGACCCCAGTTGCCCTTTGACATAAACACCCATATCTGCTAGGATATCGAGGTCCAGAAGCCCCTCAATGATCTTACGACGCTCTGCAGGGGTCAATTGCATGAATGGGACGAAGTTAGACTTACCGAGGATTACAACCTGTTTAAAGGCCGAATAATCAAAGCCCAAAATTTGTTCTTCTAGGTATTCTTGGTAATCTTTTGATTTGGCATTTTGATCCAAAAGTTCCCCGTCTTTGATGATTTCAAAGACCTTTGGACTCAAACCGCGCCTAATCAAATAATGTGATTTGGATTTGTTGAATTCGATTTCAACCAGGCATTGTTTAGCATTGACCGAGTTGACCAATTGTGGGATATTGATTGGTCTGAATGGTTTGCCAAATAGTCCAAAGCACAAAGAATCCAAAAGAGCAAAAGATTTTCCATTACCGTTTGTTCCTGTGACCAGCGTTGTTTTGTGATTATTTAAATTTATTTCTGAAAAATTATTACCAAACGATCCAAAGTTTTTGAACCGAACTGTTAAAAATTCAATCATTCTTCATCCTTTGACAGTGCAGAATTATACGCCGAATTGACGATGTTGGCAAGTACATTCTTGTCAATAGACTTTTCACTGATCGTGTCTATCTCTTCGTGCAATAATTGTAATGTATCTTTATGAATATCTACGGCAACAGTCTCAGGATTTGTGCTGACCTCTTCGGTGACTGCCAATTCAATCACACCTGCTTCATAGAATTTATCCAAATATTTTTCAAATAGATTGCTCTTTGTACGATTCTTTACAAATATCTTGACATAGGTATCCTTGAACTTTGAATAATCCAACTTTTCTGGTTTATCTTCATAATAATCTAAAGTATAGAAAATCTTTCTTGGATTCTCAATGAACTCCAATGAACGTTCTGCAAAGTCAAAAACATGGAAACCTTTTGGTTCCCATACATCCGAAAATGCCATCTGATATTGAGTACCAAGATAATGAATATTATCTCTACTAGATTTGATATGATAATGTCCAGTAAGGACATATTCAAATTTATCAAAATGCTTGGGATCATATCCTTGTTCAATGAATATTCCTCTAATACTTTGGAATCCACACAATTCAAGATGCCCTAGTAAAACAGAACACGTTGATTCTGCTAAGAACTTAGCAGCTTCTGCTTCATTCTCTGGATTAATCCAAGGAAGCAAAGCCACACATCCAGCGTTTGTCTGGATTTCAGTTGGCTCCGAATAGATATCCCAATTTGTATACTTGGAAGCAATTTCTTCCAAAGAATTTACATTGTTGTTATTGCGAAAATAGGTATCGTGGTTTCCGCAAATAGCAATACATTTAACACCCATTTCCTGAAGAGGTTCAAAAAATCTTTTACGAACTTCATAAAGAGTCTTAAAGTTTATATACTTTCTGCGATCAAATACATCTCCCAAATGGAATAATGTATAGATATTATTTTCTTTCATATAAGGAAACAACTGTTCCTCAAAGAATGTAAGAAAATATTCTAGCATTACAGCAGAATCGGCTTTATAACCGAAATGTGTATCGTTAAGAATTATTGCTTTCATATATCTAAAGTATCTTTTTTACTTTTTCTTTTTCTTGTTCTTTTTAATGGCTTAGGGCTACACATCTTATCAAAACGTTCCATATCTAAATCTGTAAGCCCAAAGAAATCTCTTCTACCTATATCTACACCTGCATAGGTTTCATTAAACCAATTGTGGAAATCTTTATCATTTTGTTGTTCTGCAAACTTATATTGAGTATATTTTTCTTTCTTTTCTTTGTTTATAATACGAACAAAAGAAAACCAGCATATTTGACTTAGATAGGCAAATGGGCTGGTTGAAAGTTTAGGATCAAAATTATCAATATATGTTATGCAGTTTAATACTCCATCAGATACCATTTCTTCCCTATACGGATAATTCATAAAATTAGGACGAAATGATAATCTCGTGGCTATTTTTAAAATACATTCACCAATGTAATCTGGAAGTTTTGGCTTTTTTCTTCCTGCATTTTCTGCATCTTTACATTTATCTTTGTATTCTATTAATGATTTATATAATGCTTGATTATCTACATAATCGGCATCCGATGGTTTAGACTTTTTTCTTTTCTTTTTCACGGTTTCAGTATAATACAATTAATCGAATTGTCAATAATATTATTTTCTCAAATCTATTACAATACAAATATCATCATTTCTTTTTGTAGCTACACTTGCATCCCAAATATAACTATAAAATCTGTATTCTTCTGGAATAAAGTCTATAAGATCTTTTGCAATTTCATAGCTTCTAACATCTTCTACAATATATACGCCGTTATCAGATAAAAAATGATTGCAATTTTTTAACATAAATGCTTGTGTTTGTGGTGAATGATCTGCATCTTCTATTACAAAATCAAAAATATAATTTTTTTCTTTTAACCAATCAATAAAATTTTGTGTAAACGCATCTCCTATATAAAAATCATCGTATAAATTATTGTAATTTGTATGATTTGAAACATGATTATGAAAATCATTTGGTGCAATATCTGCCCCAATTAATGTATTGACAATACAATTATCTCTTAAAAATTTTGCAAACCCGCCATGTGCAGTTCCAATTTCTAAAATTCTATTTGGTTTTTTTATTAAAAAATTTTTATATAAAAGTTGATAATTATGACCAATATTTGATTTTAAAATTCCACCAATAAATTTATCTGTATTTTCTGATGCTAGATTATAATTCATTTTTTTACTTTCCAAAAATTATAAATTCCCTTTTCCAATTCATATTCGGACCATTCTTTTCTAATTCTATTGGGTTGTGTCTTTGCCCAATTCCACATAGTTGTCAATCCATCTTCTATTGAAGTTTTTGATTCAAAATTTAAAATATTTTTTATTTTATCGTGTGATACCCATGCATGTTTTACTTCGTGTCGTTCTTCTAGATAGATTATTGGATGTGGGCCAACTACCTTTAACATTATTTCTGAAGCTTCATTTATTGTTGTTGTTCTATCTCCACCCATATTAAAAATTTGTTTAGAGCATTTTGGATTTATTGCACTCTCCCAAAAATAGGGAAGACAGTCATCTATGTAACTGAAAGCTCTTTCTTGATTTCCATCACCATATATTGTTATGGGGTTTCCATTTAAAACATTGTACATCCAAATACCTAAAACATTTCGATATTTATCCCAAATGTTTTGTTTAATTCCATAAACATTATGCGGTCTGATTATACACCAATCCAATCCATGCTGTTCGCCTGCTATTTGCAAATCCATCTCACATGCATATTTTGCAATACCATATGGATCAATTGGATTTGGAATATAGTCTTCTCTAAATGGTGGAATTGCTTTTCCATAAACTGCCATAGATGATGTAAAAATAAATCTTTTTACATCATGTTTTATAGATTCATTTATTAATCTGGTAGTAGAAATTAGATTATTTTCATAATTAAATTTTCTTATGAATGGACTTAAACCTTCTGCAGCATATGCTGCTAGATGAAATACATACTCTGGTTTATGTTTTTCAAAAATATTTTTTAGATCATTCGATGAAGATAAATTGATATTATAAAAATTAACTTTGCTATTTACATTTTCGATGTACCCACCACTTAAATCATCTATACCAATTATCTCATGATTATCACACAAATAGTCTGCCAATCTAGATCCAATTAACCCAGCTACACCAGTAATTAAAATTTTACTCATATTATGCCTTTATTAAATGTTTGTACTTATCAATGTTGTTTACAATATATTTTGGATACGATGAATCTATATCAACAACTTTTGCTTTCATTTTTCTAAAAAATAGATCATGAGTATTTTCATTTATAATTTTATCTATATTATCTCTAATATCTGGAATATTAAATTCTTGGTGTGCATATGCATCTAATTTTTCAAGAATTTTTTCTTTACCGCCTAAAAATGTGAAATGCCATCCACCACCACTTATGTACTCTGGAGTATAATTTATTAAATATGGATTTCTTATTACATTAACTGGTAACCGCTTCATAACACCATATTTCATTATTCTTGTACCGTTCCACTCTTTACTTTCTGTATAATCTTCTTCTAAAAAGTAATTTAAATAATATAAATAAAAATTTTGTTTTAAACAAATAATTTTATTATTTAAATCTAAATGCTTTGCTTCATTTATTTTTTCAGGTTTTGGAATCTCATCTAAATCACTTATTAAAATAATATCTTCATCATTGCATTTTTGTAATGCCCTGTGTATTTGATTTTTTTGAAAAATCTCTCTTGAAGCCGTGTCATATTCTACAGGAGAATCTTCAACCGTTGAATAAATTATCTTATGATGAAAATCTTTAAATCTTTCTTTATTTTCTTCATAGTGAAGTGGTTTTGGATTTCCTGTAAATGTATGAGTACACTCAGAAATAACAAAATAATCTACAACATCATTTAAAATGTTTAATCTTATTTCTAATAAATCTAACTCATTAAAAAAAGGAAAACAATCATATATTTTCATTTATAACCTCAAAATTTTTATTAAAAATTATTTTTGCTCTATCTAATAATTCTCTTCCATGAAATCCAAATTTATTGTTTAAATCATTATCAAAATTTGGCATTTCTGTTTCTAAAGCCCATTTTGAACCTATTTCGGCAGTTCCATATTTGCATCCAAAAGATAAAAAATATGATCTTTCCAAATCACATATTACTGCATCTTCATTTCTTTCTGTGTAGCCAAGTTTTGTTGCTGCATGTAATAGTTTTTTGGATCTGAATGAAAAGCCACCATTACCAACAAAATATCTAAACCAAGGCCAAGGTGCACCAATATAATCGTAATTATAAAAGTCATCATTCCATAAATTTGGATTTAAAATAAAACCATCTGGTTGCATCCAGATGGTAAATTCTGTTTGTATAAATGGGTATACATTTTTAAGACAAAAATTGTTGTATTCCCCATAATTCATTTTATTTATTTTAAATCCAGTTACATTTTTTATATTTTCTATTGGATTTACAGAAAAATGCAATATAGATTTAAATTCTATTTTTTTAGAAATAGCGTTAATTAACTTTTGAATGGCTTCTGTATCTTTGCCAACGCCATCTATAAAAACAGCACTGATATCTTTAAAAATTACACTCATATTAAATGACTTTCACATAACAAATATAACGCATAACTTACAAAATACAAATTATTTATAACATATTATGTTTGTTTTTTATATTTTTTTACAATATCAGTTATATATTCTATCTCTAAATCTGTTAATTCAGGATAACTTGGTAAAATTATACATTCATTATTTAATAATTCAGCATTTTTTGTAACTGATTTAATATGTGATAAATGCTTATGCTGTGTTATTGGATAAAATAATGGTCTTGTTTCTATTCCTTTTGAGTCAAAGTATTCTTTACTTGCTTTATATGATTTGTTGCCTTCTATACGAACACCAAACATCCAACAAGAATGGGAACATCCATATTCTTCCTCTTGCCAATGCAAGCCAGATACACCCTCTAATAGTGATTTGTATTTACCAAATAGTTTAACTTTTTTATCTTTGATTTGGTCATACAATTCTAGCTGGCCAAGTAAAAGAGCTGCATGTACATTGGTCATTCTATAATTGTATCCCAAGATGTCATGTATGAATCTGGTTTCTGTCTGCCCCTGACCATGTACTTTGTTCAGATAATCATATAAATTTTTATCATTTGTAAGTAACGCGCCGCCTTCGCCCGTAGTTATATTTTTATTTCCAAAAAATGATAATGAAGAACACAAAGATTCTGTTCCAGAAGGAATACCTTCATATTCACCAAAAATACCCTCACAATTGTCTTCAATAAAAACTGCATTCTTATATTTTCTTTTTAATGCTGGTACATTCACGATATTTCCCATATTGTGTACTATTAAAAATGCAATATCAGATTCAGTTTCTGATATATTCAAAGTTTCATAATCGGCATTCCATGTTTTTAAATTTGCATCTACAGTTATTATTTCATAATCATTCTGATCATAAAATAAAATATTCCAAGCAGTTACATAAACATTATTTGGAACAACAATTTTTTTAATGTTTGGGTATTTGTACTGTAAAGCTTTTATTAAAAGGTGACTTGCCACGGTACCATTGGCTAACAATAGTGCATCATTTGATTTTAAAATATTACAAAGTTTATTTGATGCTAAATTTTTGTAATTTCCTAACGATGATATCCAACCACTTTTAATTGCATCGATAGAATGGTTTAATGATTGTTCTGGTAAAAATGGTTTATATATTGGAATCATACCAATTAATACGTCTTATATTTTCTTTGAATAAACTTACCCGAATCTAAATCATCACCATTTTTATTGGAATCAATCATTTCAATAATTTTTTCATCAATTTCATCAATCAATTGATTTCTTTGAACGTTTAAATCACAAGCTTTCTTTAAACATTTCCACAATTCTTCTGCACCGGATTCTGATTGAAAATATTTTGCTTTATATTCATCAAAAGTCATTCTTCTGATCTCATACAAAAGTTCTTGATTATTCCACATTTTCATATCAACAGTTATTATTTTGTCTATAAGACCACCTAAAGTATCAGCCATATCATTCCTTTCTTAATACATATTCGTAATAATCATCATATATATCATTTACTTCAAAGTTAAATGATTCATATAATTTTTGAGCACCTACATTTGTTTTATCTACAGTAAGATATAAACAATCATATGACATATTTTTATATGCCTTTATTAAATTTGTCATTATTAATTTGCCATAGCCTTTACCAGTATGATGATCTGATACAAGAATACCTAACCACAGTTTATCAGAATCATGATCTAAATGACCATAACCTACTGGCTCTTCATTAAAATAATACATTACATTATATTTATGATCAAGGACTGTACTTAATGGTCTCTTATTAAAGTATTTAAAAAATTTTATTCCATTACTACTTAAATCAAGTAAGTAACTTATATCATTTTCTTTTATATATTCTTTATAATTTATCATGTCTATCTGCAATAAAATCATAAATATCATCCCACGATGAACGAGCACATATATTATGAAAATTATTATATCCAATCTGGGATAATCCAAAATTAGATAATGTAAAATCTCCAATAGGATAGCTATAAACTATTTCAAAGTAATTGACACCATCATCTAAATTTTCTTTTAATAAAGAAAATGTATATGGACCTGATGATCTACCAATAATTGAAGAACACTGTTTACTCAACCAAGACAACTCTATTAAATTATTTTCTTTTAAAATATTTTCAGTATAAAAAACATTTTCTTTTTCTTTTATTCCATTGATTCTATTTGTTATTAGAAATAATTTTTCTGGAAATCTTTCGGCTAATCTGTTTACAAGATAATCCATACTATTTTCAGAAGATTGTCCTGATAATGGAACATTCGTACAGACTAAAACTGTATTTTTATTTCTTGTATAATTTGTTAGATTATATTTTTCAAAATTTACTGCAGGTATATAGTTTTCAATTGAATCTATTTGAATCCCTAAAGCATCATAAACATCTTTAAATAATTTGTATAATGTTTGTATCGTACAACCAGTATCTTTAAAATACTTGTGTTCATGAGCAGCGTACCATGTATAGAAGCAATATTCATTTTTTACAATTAATCTAATTGCTTCAATTTCTGTTCTGTTTAATTCTCTAATATCAATATCATTAAACAAATAATTTTTTTTGTAATTGTGTATATAACAATAATTATCTGGTTTTTTTTGTATTATGTCTTTTATGAAAGATCTACTTACAAAAATATCGCCATAATGTCCGGTATTATAAAATGAGGCTGGCATGTTGTGTTATAAAGTTTAATTTTTGTTTAGATTGTAATTCTATTCCATTTAAATCATACTTGTTAAAAAAATCACCACTATGTGTATAAGAATAAGATGCCGTGTCATCCAAATAAAAGTAATCATTTAAATTTGATGGACACATGCAATCAAAATTTTTAAGTCTTGTAATAATATTGTCAACAGGACCATCATAACCATTACATTCAATATATTCACAAAGCTTTTTGGCACCTTTTTTTGTAATACAATATGCTGCCAATCCTTCACATACATAATTTTTAAATCTATCTATCAATTTTAAATTAGAATCATTTGATACAAATGGCAAAGAATCTATTAAATTTTGTTTATTTTGATGGTGAGCTGTTATTGCTTGTAAATAAAGAAAATCAATTTTTGAGTAATCAAACTGGGTCAATAGATCGATTTTAAAGCCCTCGGCAGGGAGACAATCATCTTCGCATATAAGATATACTTCCTCATCAAGATCATCCTGTAAGGCTTTCCAGAGCCTATAGTGAGCCATTAAAGCAGCCATCTCACCAAACCTAACCCATAGTCTATTGGTGTACTTTAATAAGTTATCTTTGTTTATTAAAAAATTTGTATTATCAAAATTATATGTGCAATTTGACTTATCAAACTTAATATCATTAATAGATACACCTTCGACTAATTCATATGCCATATTTTTGGCATCAAAATTTTGTTTAATTTTTTGTTGTCTTTCTACTGCCGTAGCTAAACTTATAACTTTAATTTTCATAGAGATATGGTATTTTTTAAAGAAGTTTTGATATTTTCAAATGATTTTAAAATATCATATTTAAACATGGGAGCATTTTTTATTTTTGTATATACATCTTCATTTGAATCTACGTATTTTACATATTCCAAACATTCTTCAAATGACTTAAAATTATTAACATATATAAATGATTCGGGATTAAAATCACTCAATACATATGAATCACCCCAGTAAATTGGAATGCACCCTGCAGTTTTTGCTTGTAAAAACTTTTCAGTTACATATCCCGTTTTATATGTATTTTCAAATGCCATTGCAAATTTAAATGTACAAATGGCATCATATTTTCTCAATTGATTTCTGTCATGATCTCCATTTCCAAATGGTAGACCGAAACCAAATGTAGGTTTATACGTATTCAACGTATTAAAAAAATCTATTCTATTTTGATGAATTGCCGAAAATGGCGCAACACAAAATTTATCTTTTTCTGTTTGTGACCATTTATTGTTATCTATTTCATTTACTGTGACTGCAGGAATTGGATTACATTGATTTTGAAGATTATAAAAATTTATATAAATGTACCACAATGGCATTCTAATATTTTTTAAATCTGCTCTATCGGGATCAAATGATAAATGATAATCTCCATCATGATACTGAACTGGTTTTGGTTCAGCCATAAAAGTTAAAATTTTTGTTTTTGATCTATCTATTTCTTTTGGAACATAGTTTTCGGCAACTAAACAAAGATTACAATCATTTACATTATTTGTTACAACCAATTCATCTCCATAGATATCTTTTAACATAGAGATAAAAATGTTCTCATTGTAATTAAAATCTGGCCAAAAATTATGAATACTTAAATTAACCATATATGCTCTTATAGATATAATCATCTGCAGTTTTAAGTGCATTTACTTTTTCAAAATTAGATTGTATAAATTGAAGTCTTGAATAATATAAATCGGGATGAAGTAAATCAAATGATTCAAGATCATCAATAAAAATAATACCATTCATATCAAAATCCTCACATATAGACCTATCACCATAATATATAGGTATAGTTCCTGTGGCAAAACAGTCTGTTATCTTTTCAGTATAATACTTTGGATAAATGCTATTCTCAACAACAATAGAGAACATATAGTCTTTTAATCCATCTATTTTATCTTTGATAAATTTATAATCTCTACCAAAAATGTGATCTTTAAAAGTTGGGTTGTTTTTAAGTTTTTCAAACAATTCCATTCTTTTTATATGGCCGCTTGTAAATTGTTTGAAACTTGTTATATATGAACACAATTTTGTTTTTTCATATAGATCTGGTGATTTGATCCATGGCATATTAGATGCTGGTGGATTATATTTAAAAAACTCTGGATCTATATTAATAATTCTTTTATCGTTTGTGAATATGTTTTTATATCTTAATTTTAAAACTTCTTTATTTGAAGTTACTCCCATTATAAGATTTGCAATAATTTCTGATGATTCTCCAAGCCATCCATATTTTGGACCACTATATCCATCATTCATATATCTAAAAATAGCATCATCAAAATAAACAACCGGAGAATTGTTTTTTGGATATTCATTAAAAATCCATTTAAATGTTTTTGGTGGACTATTTAAACAAGACCCACCAGTAAAAGCATTTGTAAAAATATGCAAATTATTCATATTACTTTCCAGTCCTTACAATAGATATCAGACCAATTTTTTGGCATTGATGGATCTGTTCCAAACCATTCTGATGGTGCTATTACTTGTTTACTATTACTCAACCATGCTCCCCACCAACTAAAAGAACTGTTTGCAATAATATGATAATCGCACATAGTCATCAAACACATATCAACAAATTGATCTTTTGTTTCTGGCATTAAAAAAGATTTATTTAAAAATTTAAATATCTCAAATGCTTTTTTTGTATCATCACTAAAAATATAAACAAAACAATCATCTGGCAATCGTTTAAACGCTTCAATGTAATATTCAACAGAACAAATTGGATGTTTTCCTTGGAGATTTTCATAATCTCCAAGTCTTATATGAACTGAAATTGCTTTTTTATTTGAAATATTTCTTATATCAGATGCTTTTTGTTTTATTTCTTCTTTAAATTGAAATTCTTTTAAAAGATCTTCACGATAATCTTTAAAATATTTTTCACTTTGAAAATAACCAACAATATCTGTATTATCAAGAATTCCAAATATTCCAGCATTGTATGTAAATACTTTTTCTCTTGCTTGTCTTGCTGGTTGGATACCAGTACAATCTTTTGCAGATAAATTTGGAAAGGCTTGATCCAAACACATATTAAAATATGGATTATTGGTCTTTAATTTAAAAGGAATACCAAAATCGTATTTTTTAGTCTTTGCTATCGAATACAATGTGGCGTATTGGAACATTTGATTTCCCATACGACCATATGCACCTAAATTGCTAAATGTAATCATGATATAAATGTTGAATTTTTATCTTGTAAAGCTTGGTCAGTTAGTCTTTGCCACTTATTTGAGCTCTCTCTATCATCAGACTGATATATCAGAGGAGTATTTGGAGTATAAACTTTAAAATGATGCTGTATCCCCGCTGTACCAACATCCCACGGTTGGTTTAAATTATAAAGACAGTGCTTACCAACTTCAGACATTGCTTGTCTAAATCTTGGAGTCACATAAAGAATTGCGTGGGCTGCAAGTATTCCACCAATTCTTAAATAATTTGGATCATGTCTTTTTGATTGATAATATACATTTCCAGATGATATGCCCAAATATATGCCATCACTATCATCTGGAATTTCTATAACTGGATTAAAATTATCTGCAAACTCAATATCATCTTCTAAAACAAGAAGTGGAGTAGAATACTGCTCGTTATCCAAAATATCTATATGGGATTGTCCACAACCTCTAAAGTGAGCAATTGATTGTGGTGTATTTTTTGGAGGTGGAATGACAAGACCTGATTTTCTATGAGTATTTTTAAACCCATATCTTTCAAATCTTATTTTCATTGTTTCGGCGTTTTTTGTAGCTGAATCTAAATTAATCCAAACAACCGGAATATCACGTAAATCAATCTTCATAAAGACCTCGCAACAAGTATAAATTATACAAACGATTTGTCAAGTATTTAGTTGACTTTTTAACACCCGGTTTCATAATAAAACAAATGAATCTAGAAGACTTAAAGGCACATATTAGCAAAGACTCTCAATTAGATGATACTGAACTAGGTAAAGAGGCTACTAGAACACCTCAATTGCATGGCAAGTATCTTAATATCCTTGCAGACATTAAATTGGTTCTTGGTAAGCAGGTGAACGATCTAGCGGTTCTCAAACTGCGTATGTGGAAGATCTATACAGGAAAAGCCAGTAAAGAAGAACTTGAGGCATGGGGTGAAGAGCCTTCGGATTATACACTTCTAAAGACTGATGTTGAAAAGTTTATTGAAGCCGATCCAAAGGTGATTGAACTTAAATCTAAAATTCTTCTGAATGAAACTAAACTTAAAATGATTGAAGAATTTATCAAGGCTTTGAATAACAGAAACTTTGTTATCAAGTCTGCCATCGATTGGTTCAAGATGAGTCAGGGTAT